CATACCCGCAACCGTATCACCGTAGTCACAGCACGCAAGTCTACCAGTGACGAGTTTATCGACTGGGGTATCAACAACGAGGTCGATCACAGTGTGCTAGGTTTCGTACGTGAGTTCCCGCAGGTACTACAAGGCTTCGAGGATGTGAAGAATCCCGATGACAACCCGTACATCTATCACCCCAAGGCGCAACGTGCCGCGTTTATCACCCCAAGATCATTGGAGGCCGCTAGTGACGTGCTCAAGCTACGCGATATGTATGACGATCACAGCCTAACAGCTTTACTCATGGGTACTATCGGTGACCGTGGAGCTATGGACATGATGGCGTTCGTGAAGTTAGCCGACCAACTACCTAGCCTACAGTCTATCAAGGACGATCCGCTCAACGCCAAGGTACCCGAGTCAGCATCAGCTATATGTATGACAGTGTACCGCGCACTAGGTGCGATGAACCGTGACTGGGTAGATTCATGGGTGACATACATGCAACGACTAGACAAGGAAGCGCAAGGTCTATTCGCTAATGGGTGCCGCAGTAATACCTACGCACACCGTAACGTAGTTATGCAGAGCAAGAAGTTCACCGAGTGGGCTATGCAGAATAACTACATGTTCGCCGCAGACAAAGCATAGGGGGTAGACAATGTTAACTATAGGTAAACAGCTTACAGCAGAGGAGCGACTGTCCAAGGCAGTCGTGGCCATCATGGGGCACCCCAGATACACAGCACTAGCAGGTGTATTGATGATCGGTGAGAAGACGGTCGAGGATGACATACCGACAGCCTGTACCAACGGGCGTGATGTGAAGTACGGGCGTGAGATGGTAGACGCGCTCATAGATTCAGAACTACGGTTCGTGGTACTGCACGAGGACGAGGGACACAAGCTATACCGTCACCTCACTACATGGCGGTGGATGTATGACATTGACCCACACCTAGCTAACTGCGCGTGTGACTACGTTATCAACATCAAGATCGTCGATGACAACAAGGGCGATGGGTTTGCCACAATGCCAACTGGCAAGTATGAGGGGCTGTTAGATGAACGGTTCCGTGGCATGGACTCCGCGCAAGTGTTCAACATTCTACGCAAGGAGCAAGAAGAACAGCCCCCCGGGCAGGGTAGTGGTAATGCCTCACAGGATAACGAGTCAGAGGGTGAGGGTGAACAGAGTGGAGGCGCTACCACAGGCTCACAAAACACCGCAGTAGGTCAGGGAAGTGGATTCGATGAGCATGACTGGGATGGTGCGCAGGAACTATCCGAGGAGGAGCAACGTGAGTTGGCGCGGGACATTGACGAGGCAATACGTCAGGGTGCTATGGCCGCAGGTAAGATGGGTGGTACTGGCAACCGCGATCTCGACGAGTTACTACAGCCACAGGTCGATTGGCGTGAGGTACTACGTGAGTTTATACAGACAACGTGTGCAGGTAACGACTACTCTACATACGCACGGCCCAACCGTAGGCTAATGAGTCAGGGCATCATCATGCCATCTGGTATCAGTGAGCAAGTTGGCGAGCTAGTGATTGCCATTGACACGTCAGGTTCTATTGGTCAGGGGGAACTGACCACGTTTCTATCCGAGGTCAAGGGTGTATGCGACACAGTAAAACCTGACAAGATACGTCTGTTGTATTGGGGTAGCAGTGTTGTGGGTGACGAGGCATACGACATGCACGAGCTAGACAGTCTGGTTACATCTACCAAACCCAAAGGGGGTGGAGGCACTGATGTCAATTGTGTCACGCAGTACATGGCCGACGAGGGTATCAGGCCACAAGCATGTATCGTTCTGACTGATGGTTACTTGTACAGCGGTTGGGGGAGTTGGACTTGCCCCGTCCTCTGGGCGATACTGGATAACAAAAGCGCAGTGCCCGACGAGGGTAAGGCAGTACACATCAAGTCGAGGGATATGTAATGTATATACGCAAAGACGTTAAGTACTTGGTGCTATCTCTAACATTGACGGCACTATATTTGTTTGTAAACAACATGGCATACAGCGACTGCGTGTTAAGAGGAGTCTGCTAATGGCAAAGCTAATACCCTTTAGAGGGGAACACCCTGAACTTGTTACAGGATACTTCTATACGTCTGGTGACTACGCAAGGGTATCGGGTATATCCGCGAGTACTATGGCAACTAGACTGCAAAATGTTTATGAGGTGCATACATCGCACCTGCGTCCTATCAACCAGAAATATGGTAACGATGGAAAATATGCATCGCGTAGTCCCAAGAAAACAGCGGACACAGTTAAGTCTGCATTCACAACACCTACTGAGAAGTTCTCAGGTGAGTGGCTAAATAAGAGGATAGTGAAATGAGTAATAAATCGTTTGCAGGGACTGGGAAAAAGAACGGAAAGTTTGAATCCCCTGACCTAGACCCATCGGAGTTCGCAACGCAAGAGGAACACAAGATGGATTGGTCAGAGGCTATAGATACTGTAGAGGAGGCACTGGAGTTCTATTACGATCACGTTAGGGATACGCCAGTGGACAGTGACTATGACCGCAATGATGTGGGGACAGTGCAACGTGCGTGGCAACGCATACAACAGGGGTAATACAAACTAACTGTCTACATATGTAGACACAACAACTCGGAGTAATATCATGGCTGTATACAACTTTAATCTACACAATTTCGCGTACGTGGAACATGCGTACAACAACACCAAACCTATCAGGGGTAGTAACATAGTGCCTATGGGTGACCGCAGACGTAAGTGGGAATGTATCATCAAGGTATCACCGCACTGTTACATGTTATCAGATTGCGGGGAACACGCTGACATCACTAATGCCGCAGTGGTCTGGACTCGCAATGCCGATAACACTGACACAGTAGAGTACCGCAACGGGGGCGGTGACTACGCACACACTGGCAGGTACCTTTTCCTTGCGCGGTGTATGACGATTAACATGTTATTCATAGTGGACGGAGGCAAGCAGTACATACGGTATGATGACAAACGCTACTTCCTACCCAAAGACCCTAATAAGGCCGTAGTGTTTACCGCAAGTCGGCCTAAAGAATACCATGATTACCGACACAATGCCTTGGAGTGGACGCTTACCAGCGAACCGCACCCGTTACCTGTCACACGAGTACGTGTTAACAAAGAGCGTAAGGCACCGTACAAGGAATCTATTGACGAGTACCTACACTGGGCATGGACTATGGCCCCGATACTCGAAGGTACCATGGACTGGAAGTCCAACAGCAACGCTCTTGCTCAATCTGGTTATATGAGGGGTAGTCCTTTCTTAGAGTTACTTAACGATACACAGCATGAGAACCGCACGGTTATGTTACACGCGTTCCTAACTCGTTTGGCGGAGAGTACAGGTAACAGGTACTGGGGACACACAAACCCAACTACTAACGTCAGCCTAACAAGTGACCCTAAGAAGTTCCGCACCAAGTTTAACGCGTGGGTTAACGATATGGGTGAGTTCAATGACTCATTTGAAGAATACAGAGAGGTGAAATAGCATGGCTACTTATATGTATGACATACACGGCAAATGTCAAATACACACTGTTGCAGAGGTGTTAAAGGTTGTTACCTCCCCCGAGCCTAACCTGATAGGCAATGCGACTAACCGCAAAGAGATGCAGTGGTTTGCACAAGAGGTAAAGAAAGCGTTCAGGGGGTGTGAGGTACGCGCTAGTAGTAGCGATATTAACCATTCGGTGTATCACGTTTACATGGCTGACGATGAGTACGTTATGGGGTGGATAGATGTAGACTTCGACTATGCCAAAGAGAAGTTAGTGTATGTCGTACACAGTAGGGACATACAGAACAACAAGTACGACAACCACTCTGAGGGGTTTCGTACGAAAGTTAGTACCCTAGCTCATGTCGGGCTAAAGAATGCAAAGAAGTACCTGCGCAGGTTCTCCCATGAAGAGGTGGCTCTTGTTAGTATTGACAAGTACAAGGACGCCGCGTATAGGTACCGGAGTTCCTCATCTGAGGCGCACTCAAATATATGGCGTAATATGTTTGGTTCTAGTTGGGATAAGAATATGGAGGAAGCATGTGCCCCCATACTAAAGGAGATGTACTTACTGTTGGATTCTGGGCATGAGTTTATGGACAAGTCCCTAGCTAACAACCTAACTGGCTTACGTGCGGGTAAGGCTATAAAGGATCAGGCAGAAGAAGATCGTAACCTATCTTTAAGTGTCGTGCGGGTGTATGAGAAATTAGGTAACCAAGCATTCGATGTATGTCCTATAGAAGATATTCGGGGGCTTGCCAGAAACGCTACTCTAAAGTGGGCTACTTACTACGAGGACACCTTACCAGAGGGGGTGTTAGGTAAACTGTCTACCCTGTCGATATGTGAGGAGGACGCATTCATACCACAAGTCGGGTATCGTCATAGTGAGGCCGTCTTCTATGTCACGCAGTAACACGATATGGGACGATCCGCTTAGTATGCCAAACACTTACCGCGTTTCTACGCTGGGGTACACTAACAGTATCGAGGTAACGTGTTTGGGTATGAATTGTGTTGACTCGGAATGTGAGGGGATATATGATTTGGATAAAGGACTACCGCAATGGCTTGAAGAAAAGCTATCGGTACTTATGATATGTGACCCGACCCCACCAACTACACACGTAGAAGGTGTCGGTGTGCGTATTGACGAACATACTTTTTGGGTAGAGAAATGAGGTGTTTATGATAGGTCAAATATTATCATGTTTGTTTGGTGTGGTGTTGGTAGTAGGTTTCTGTGTAATGACCTATGGTGCCTCGCTGATAGTAGGAGACAAAGAGCGTGCATGGGCGGCAAGGCGGCACGAGGAACTGGTATCAAATGGAGGCAAAGCAGATGGCGATGACACCGGAAGGGAAGGTAAAGAAGAAGATAGTTGAACAGCTAAAGACGTTAGGGTGTTACTACTTTTTCCCTGCTACTGGGGGATACGGTAAGAGCGGAGTACCTGACATAGTTGGATGCTACAAAGGTAAGTTCTTTGGGATAGAGTGTAAGGCGGGTAAGAACACACCAACAGCACTACAGGAAAAGAATCTCAAAGAGATAAGTGGAGCGTACGGAATTGCGTGCGTAGTAAACGAAGACAACATGAATGACATTGAACTAATCCTCGGAGGATAGTATGGCTAGTAAAGAAGATTGGGAACGGTTACAGAGAGAAATACCTACTATAGAAAAGACAGGGTTAGAGGCGTGGGCAAATGGTGTGGAAGAAGACATGGTAAACAGCCCAAGCCACTATACCTACGGCAAGGTCGAATGCATTGAGGGTATACAAGAGTCTATGACACCCGAAGCATTCAAGGGTTACTGCAAAGGTGCTTGTCTGAAATACCTTTGGAGGTACGAGCGTAAGGACAAGCCGTTAGAGGACTTA